TCTAGGTATTCTAGTCGCACCTACAGTTTAATAGAAGAATAAGAAGGAAAATAATATGTCTAATGTTCGTAGTTTTAACAATCCTTTTGAGATTGTAGACCGCACCAATGATATCAACTTGGTCCCAAATCTGTGGGGCAAGCTGCGTGAAGATGGTTTGTTTGCTGAAGAATCCGTTGCTCAGAATACTATCACTTTTGAGAGCACCACTGGTACTATCGCTGTGATTCCTGACCAAGTTCGTGGTGCCCGCAACAACGTCAGCAAAGATGATAACCGCATCATCAAGGCTTTCAGCCTGACTCACCACCCTCTGGACGACTATATCACTCCACAAGACGTTTCTGGTAAGCGTGCTTATGGTTCTGATAATGTCGAGACCACCGACGCTGTATTGGCTCGTAAACTAGCCCGTGTTCGTAAGAGCCATGCTATCACTCTAGAAGCTGCTCGTTGGCACACTCTGACCACTGGTACTCAGTTCAACCCTAGCGGTACTATTGGGTCCCTTTCGTACTTCACCGATTTCGGAGTTACCCAGAAATCCATCGACTTCGTTCTGGGCACTGCTGGCACTGAAGTAAACGAAAAGGCTGAAGAAGGTATTGCTCATATTCAAGACAATATCCAGTCTGGTGAAGTGGCAACTGGTTTCACTTGCTATTGCTCCCCTGAATTCTTCGGTAAGCTAATCAAGCAAGCCGGTGTTAAGGAAGCTTTTAAGTATTACAGTTCTACTCAAGAAATCCTGCGTAATCGTCCTGGCGGTGAAGGCGTATATCGCTCCTTCTATTTTGGGAATATTTTTTACGTGGAAATTCGCGGCTCGTATAACGGTTCCCGTCACATCCCAGCTAACGAAGCCGTGATGGTTCCTACCGGCACTATGGACTGCTTCAAGACATTCTTCGGTCCAGCTAATAAGTTCGATCTGGTTAACACCTTGGGTGAACAAACCTACGCTTGGACTTACAGTGATGCTAAGGGTGAGAAGATTGAGATTGCCTCTGAATCTAACTTCTTGAACTTGTTGGCACGCCCACAGGTGGTCGTGAAATGTACTACATCGAATTGATAGCGTTTAACGTATTGCGTTAAGACTATCCTAGGCCCTCTTCGGAGGGCTTTTCTTAGCTCATTATTTTGTGAGTTAAGGAAAGAAAAGGAATAACATGTTAAACAACATTCAAAAGGTGCGTGTAGAATGCGCTGACACAGATCCTACTTTTCCAATTCTTCCAGATAGTACTTATATCTATTTATTGGAAAAGAATTACGACAGTATTACTCGCTCTGCTATGGATGCTGCTAGAATTATTCTAATGCACCTTTCCCAGCGTGGTAACGAAACGGTTGACATCTTTACGATTAAAGGTACTTCTGCAGCAGAATCCTATCGTCAAGCCTTGATCTTGTATATCAAAGACCCAAACAATAATCCAATGTATCAAAATTGCCAAGCTTGGTTTGGTGGTGTATCTGTCTCTCAGATGCAATCAAATGATTCTAACTTGGATAACAATATTGTGCAACAACCATCTGTAAGTTACGACACAACTCCAACAGGTTATTTTACATTCTGAGGTGCTTATGTCTAATCAGTTTTTAAGAGCCTCACAGGAAGCTATTGCTAGGAATGGTGTTTTAGTAACTTATAAGAAAAAGGGTGCTAGTACTTATGATCCTGCTTCTGGTGCTGTTGTCAGTGCAGATTTGGATTACTCTGTACTATCTTACCCTAAACATATTAGAGCAAGTCAATTTCATTACCCTGATTTGATTGGTAAAGAAAGCTATATGTTCTACATTGCTGGTGAGCAATCCTTTGTTCCTGCTGTAGCAGATAGTATTGTGTTTGATAGCTTTCAATATAAAGTAGACTCAATTCAAAAGCATTTTGCTGGTGGAGTTACTTGCCTTTATAGAATCATTGCTGTAAAGGGTTGATATGGTAACAGTAGATACCGCAGACTTGGAAAAGTCAATTGATACTTATGTTGATTTGTTGACCAAGGCTTTGAAGAATTCTGTTACTCAAGTGATGTATGGGACTGCAAATGCAATCGTAGAGAATACACCAGTAGGAGATACTGAAGCTTATTATAAACTGTATCTAAAACGCTTTCAGGCGGAAGGTTGGGACATAGAGGAAGGTATGTTACTTGCAAACTGGGAGTTCCATATCAACACTGATGAGGGATATTTTAATAAAGATATCCGAGATACACAAGGTGATTTAGTGACTAACTCAATCAGGGAAGTAATGACAGAGTATAAGTTAGGTGATTCAATCACAGCCTCCAACTATACACCGTATGCTTTAAGCATTGAAAACGGTCAATCTGCTCAAGCTCCAAACGGGACAGTTAAACCTGCTGAACAAGCCTTGTTAGATATTTACAAGATTCAATTCAAGGATTTCTTAAATGGCTGAAATAGTTAATATCAAAAGAGCCTGTGAGAAACACCTTGCAGCATTAGTACCAAGCGTTGTAACAGCTTATGAAGGAGTTAATTTTGATGCACCTTCTAATGCAATGTATCAGCGTTGCCAGTTTACTATTTCTCCTCCTGACGATCCTGTATTTGGTACAGGATACCATAGAGAGAGAGTTCAATTTCAAGTATTTGTTGTTGACCCTTTAGGTAAAGGAACTACAGATGCACTACAGAGGGCTGAATTGATTCGTTTGCACTTTGCTAAAGGAACGACCCTAGTTGAAGGTACAACCCCTCTGCATGTTTTAACTACACCACAGATTGCAGGTAATTCAGTCAGTCAAGGGAAAGTAATTGTCCCTGTGCTGATTGATTTGGTTGCAGAGGTGTATTGACTTTTGATGACTTCATGATAATATTGTTGATTACTCATGGAGGTCACAATGAAGTTGCTAACTAAATCAGAAATCTACAAGCTACACAATAAACCAGATGATAACACTTACGTCTACAGTTTGCATAGACCTTCTGGTGAAATTTTCTATATAGGTATCGGAAAACACCTCAGATGTTTATGGCATGTACAAAACTCATCGGACGCTCTTGATGGTAACCGTTTAAAGCAGAACATTATCAATAAAGAAGGTCGTGAAAATATCCTAATACAGTTAATCAAATACGGGACCGAGCAAGAGTGTCTTGATTTGGAAAAACAGTTGATTTTCTTCTTTGGGAGATACTTAGACGGTGGAGTTTTAGCCAACCTAAGCGAAGGTGGTGAAAGAGGTCCAACAGGCTATTTACAAAGCGAAGAGACAAAAGAGAAACGTAGACAAACATGTTTAAGTAAGGTTGACGTCTATAGGGACGCTGCTAAGAAACAGTGGAATGACCTTACTGATGAACAGAAAGAAGAAAGAGTTAAGAAAATGCGTTCCGGTAAAATGACTAAAGAGGGTCAAGAGCGCATGGATAGAAGTCGTATTGAAAGATGGAATGATCCAGATGTTAAACAAAAGCATTCAAACTCATTGAAGTCTTATTATGAAAACAACCCGGAAGCCAAGCTTGCTCGCAAAGAGGCGGCCAAAGCTAAATGGGCAGATCCCGAGTACAGGGAAAGAATGGCAGCTTCACAAAAGGCTGCTAGAGAAAAGAAACTTGCCTTGAAAGAGGCTAATAAATCTATTTTGGAGAATACCGCATGATTTCTAAAGGCGTAGCTAAGCGCGTTGCTTACAAAAAAGAAGGCTCTGGTTGGGGTGTACTTGCAGGTGCTGCATCTGGTAAATATATCCGCCGTGTCACATCAGATTTTAACCTGACTAAGGATACTTACGAATCAGGTGAAATTCGGACAGATTTTCAGGTTGGAGACCTTCGCCATGGAGTCCGAAAATCCGAAGGTTCAATTAACGGTGAACTTTCTCCAGGCGCATACTCTGACTTCATGCAGTCAGTTCTAGCTCGTGATTTCACTACTGCTCCTGCTGGTACTTCTGCAACTATTACGGTAGCTGCTGCAGCAGGTTTGTGGACTATTACTCGTGCTGCTGGATCTTTCATCAGTGATGGTATCCAAGTAGGACACATCGTTCGTATGTCAGGTGGAACATTGAATGCAGCTAACACTAACAACAATGCTCTGGTTTGCGTTGTAACAGCTACTGTGTTGACTGTCAAGGTTCTGTCTGGTACTGACTTCGTTGCTGACACTTCCATTACTGGTGTAACCACTACTGTAGTTGGTAAGACTACTTATGCACCTCTGACAGGTCACACCAATGACTCTTATACTATTGAAGAATTCTACTCTGACATCGCTCAGTCTGAAGTCTACACTGGTATGAAGGTTGGTGGTTTCAACATGCAGCTACCTTCCACAGGTTTGACAACTTGTGACATGTCTTTCCAAGGTAAGAACCTTGAACTGACGGGTACTTCTCAATACTTCACTTCACCTACTGCTGCTCCTACTAACGGTTTGTTTGCCGCTGTAAACGGCGCTGTGATTGTAAACGGTGTACCTCGTGCTGTGATCACTTCTGCTGACATTTCTATTGAGCGCGGTCTGGAAGCTGCTAACGTAGTTGGTTCTAACTTCGCTTCTGACGTGTTCACTGGACGTATCCGTGTTACAGGTAATATGAGCACTTACTTTGAAGATGCTACCTTCCGTGACTTCTTCAAGGACGAAGTGGTTGTATCTGTTGTTCTGGCTCTGACGTCTGATAACAGTAAGACTGCTCAAGCAATGTCCATTTGTTTGCCTAAAGTTAAGCTAGGAAGTGCCACAAAATCGGACGCGGAGCTTGGAATTATCCAACAACACTCCTTTGTTGCCCTATTGAACGACGTAACCTCTGCTGGTTTGCCAGCAACTACAATCTCAATCCAAGATAC